TGTAAATCTTTAAAGTCTGGTATAAATCTACTAACTCTCATAAAGTATTCACCGTCTCCATCTACATCTAAATCAAAATCTCCTGATTCAATGTATGCTGCTATAGCATTAACCGTATTACCATTATTTAATACTTCATTAGTTCCTACTTCGTGATTAAATACATAACTTGCACCGTTAGATACTCCATTAACCGTTGGTGTTGTAGGAGCAATCGATGTGTCAAACTTAGTTGCCATAGGATCATCAAATACATTAGCGTCAGCATAGCTTGTTCTAGCTAAAGTACCTGTCGTCCATACTCGTTCTCCAACATTATAAGTAACAGATCTGTTCACATAACTAGATGTGGCAGATGCATAGAACCAAGTGATCTCCCCAAATAAACTATTATGAGATCCATAAGTTAATTCACCAGCTGCAAAATTAAAACCTAAATTATCTGAAGTAGTGGTAAATACAAAATCTTCTACTAAAGAACCCATAGATTTAACTGTTCCATCAAACATAAAGAATCCACCAGAATCTCCTATCCAATAAACTGCACCGTTAGCAAAAACCACAGAATGTTGACCTACACAACCACAGTTAGAACCAACTTGTCTAATACTAAAGGTAAATGGAGCCCCTACGTATTGCATTAAATATGCTGAGGTATCGGTTAGTATTAAAATATAATCCTTACCTTTAGCCGCTCCAACAATTTTTGTTCCTGAATCTAATCTAAATGTACCTGCCGTATTAGTAGAAGTAGGTACATAATCATTAATATTCTCTTGATCAGAAAACCTAATAAACATCTTATCTTGTGAAGTAGATGAGCCAATAGTAGTTTCTGTTCCTAAAAATATTAAATGCCTATCTCTATCTGATACGATAGACATAACAGATCTTGTAGGTGCACCTGAAATAATAGAAGCTCTAGTAGTTACACCAGCTCCTCCATTAGGATCCCATTGAAAAGCAGGGCCATTTTTAATTGTTGCTACTAATAATTCTCCATAATTATCTAAAGACCAAGAAGCAGGATCTAATATTGTTTGGGAAGTAGTTCTTGCTGTACCCCATGTACCTAAACTCCAAGTTCCTGTTCCCCATCCATAACCATAAGCTTGTAGCAAAGGCCCAATTTTATAATAAGGTCTAGTGTCTAGAGTTCCGTTATTCGTTGCCCCTGTTCCCGTTTCCGCAGAAGCCATGGTAATTGTAAATGTCGTTGTGGTAGGTATAGATTTTACTTCATAAAGCACATCATCAAAATCGGATGCTGTATAATTTGTTTGCCCAGCTGTAAAGGAACCTGCGTTAGCAAAGGTAAGAATATCTCCTACTTCTAATCCATGTGCTGAAAGTGAAGTAATCGTAACAGTTGAAGATCCGTTGACCGTGGTTATATCACAACCTGCCACGTTCAAGGAACTGTCTAAAGGTGTAATATCATAGTAATTATTACCGTCATAAATATATAACATTTTATTTGTGCCAATCGCAGCAAATTTTCTACCATCTAAATCTGCCCAGGTATGTATAGCTCTAGAAGCACCAACAAGTGTTTTATTTAGTACTTGAGTCCAGCCTCCTATTTTTTCAGGAGAACCATATCTAAAACGGACATTATCTCCATCTGTCCACTGACCTTCGGCCTGTGAAGCTGTGGCTTGTTTATTGAATCCTGGTGTAAATTGTACTTTTCTAAGTGGCATGTTCGTATTATACACTAGTGGTGTATTTATATAAAGATTATGCTTCTTTTGTTAGTATTATATTCCAAGTTAATTCAGATAACAAATTTTCAAGATATACGTCTTTTAATTTATTAGTAGTTATATAGTTATTAAGCTCTTCAATATCTAAAATAACCCAATAATCAATAAATTCCAGCACCATCTTTTCAGCTTCTGTTTTTAAATAACCATTTTGAAATACTTTATCACCTTCTTTCTTCATATTTCTAACATCAAATTTATAAAAAGCATTTTTTCCTTTTATAATTCCTGCAATATTCCAAGATGATCTTTCATCTGGATATTTAATTGAGTGTAGGTATTTTGAAAAACGCTTTAGTATCGAAGACATTAGACACGTTTCATCTCAGTGATGGGATAAATTAGTCTATTTTTAAGTGGATCTGGTTGAGTAACATTATGAAAAAAACAAATTAAAGTTAATCTATCTTCTTTTATATTTAAATCTTTTTCTGTAAATTGTTGTTGTCTGTGCCAAACTCCCCCATCAAAAATTAAAAGTCTATTTGGTACTGCTTTTACAATAATGGTATCTTCAAATTTATCATCTTCTTTTTTAATATTAGAAGGATCATAGTTTGGATTTCTGTAATAATTAAATTGTTCTCTAGTGTAATTAGTAGACACAGAGTCAAAAAAATTTTTAGGATGACAAATATTAGTACCACACTCATGATCACTTAAATAAATAATTGCAGTAAATTCTGAATTATTATCTTGATGAGCCCATCCAGGATACTTTAATTTTTTAGGATTTATTTTTGTAAAATTCATTTCAACATGCCAACGAAGATCATATTTTTCATTCGGAAACATAAGTCTTATTATTTTAGTATTTACATATTCAAAAAAATTTAAATCAACTTGGTGCATTAATTTAGTTCTATATCCTGCATGTCTTTTATCAGGAAGATCATAATACTCTAATTGATTTGCATATTTTTTAACTTTATTTAAATCATCAAAGAAATTATCTACTATAAGAGTTGGAAAATGCATTTTAAATATAAATAAATTTTGTTATTTTTACAAAATTTAAATGTTTATTTCCTTCATTGTTAATAGTATATTCTTGAGAAGCAGGAAAAATAATAAATCTATTTTTTAATAAAGGTATATCCCAACTACAGTTTACTCTTCTATTATCATCATATTTTATATTAACTGTGCAGCTTTTGTTATCAATTTCTGCACCATATAACATAACATAATCAGGAGATTCTCTTAAATTAAGTCTATCTACTTCTAAAATAGATTTAGATTTTTCATTTTTTTCAAAAAATAAACCATAAGAATTAAGAAGAATTAAATTTATTTTAAATTTAAGGTAAATAAATTCATTTATATAAGTATGTAATCTATGTTCTTCAATATTTGGAGGAGCTTTATAGTCTTCGTAAAATTTAGATAAAAATATATCTTTAACAAAACTTGAACTATCTAATTCAAATCCTTCTGGCATTTTAACTTCACCATAGTAAATTATTTTTTCAGAAAGTTTTATTTTTTTTATTTCCATAAAATTTTAGAAAGAAGATTATTTTGATTTTTTTTAAAAAAACTAGGAAGACCTAAATGCATTCTATCATCAAAAATTTTATCTTTTGCTCCTTCTCTATTTTGATCAGTATAATGTAAAAATATTTGTATACATTCATCTCCTTGAAAAGGTTCTCTCCAATGTTCTAATATATTTCCTTTATAAATAAGCATATCTCCTGATTTTAAATTTACTTCTACTCCTTTTTTATTTTTTTCTCCTGATGGCTCTAAAAAAATAGGCCATTCATTTCCTCCTAAAAAAATTGTTGTAGATATTTCGCAAGAGAACCTATCAACATGTCTTTTTAATTCATGTCCATTTACATAAGTTCTTTCATAAGAATAATTTGGATATAATTGTAAACCCGTTATTTCTTCTACAATAGGCTGCATTTTTAAAAGTAAAGTTTCTCCAGCAATGTCTCCATAATTAGCATATGATCCTGGAACCTGTCCTTTTTCTCCTTCATAATAACCAAAATAAGATTCAAAAGGAGATATTGCTTTATTTTGTAAACAAGTATTTAAAACTTGTTTTTTCATTGAAAAATAATTAGCTAAAAATATAGCTAAGTCTTTGGAAATTGCTTTTTTGATTATTGCAAAATTTTCTGTTTTGAATTTATTTTTCATTGATTTAATACCATTTTTCTTATTGCTTGTAGATTAAAGTGTATAAGTCTAAAAGGTTCTATTCCAGGGTCTACTGTAAAACCATGTTCTAAAAAAGAAGGAAACATAATAAAAGTTCCTGGTTGAGGCGACATATTAATTAAAGAAGACCCGCTTGTTATTTCATTTATGTTTTTTTCAATAAGCTGAGAATTTAATTTACCAATTCTTGGATCAATAAAAAAAGGATTTGAAGTTTTATTTGAACATTTTAAAAAATAAAAACCTGATATATGATTATCATAGTGAATATGTCCTTCATGATGACCACCTCCTTTTTTTGAAAATTCTTGAACCCAGAGTTCTGTAAAAGCTATTTTATAATTAGTTAAATTATACCCCATATAATCAAGTACTTCATGTGATTTATTAAAAATATATTCTTGTAAATTTTTTAATTCCTCTACATTTATTAAACTAACACTATGATGAGAATAATTAACATCTCCTATATTTTTTTTAAAAAATTTATTTCTATTTTTCAAAGCTTCTTTATTTTTTTCTTTTGCATCTTTAACAAAAGGTTCACATATGTCATTAACTTGTTTAACCCATTCAGGTATCTCTGCTTTAAATATAGGTGTTGTAAAAAAATGTTCTACTTCTAAATCTTTCATTTAAAACTTTCTCCTCCAGTCCAAATTACCAATGAATATCTTTTTCCTGTAAGCACTGGCTTAACACGGTGCCAAACAAAACTAGGAAAAACAATAATACTACCTCTAAATTTAGCTTCTGTGCATGTAATATAATTATCTTTTTTCTTGTTTTCTGGATTATTTAAATTAAATTCCAGTTCTCCTCCAATATAATTATTAGGATCAGTTAAATTACAAGTAACAGAAATTTTTCTAATCTTATTGTGTAGATGTTTATTCTCAGGTTTATTATATGGTTTTGGATAAGAATCAAAATGCCAACCATAGTATTGTCCTGGCCCATATTTAGTAAATTGACATGCTTCAGCACAGTTTATATTAAAATTCCAACCTGCTTTTTCATTAGCCTCCTCTACATAAGGTAAAATTTCTTTATAAATCCAAAAATCATCTAACCAAACAACATTTGAATTTCTTTTTTTCTGTAAATTTTTTAATTCTTTATTTGAAAGATCTTGATTAGTAAAATTAGCGGTTTTTGCAATATTATCTTGATGGCTATTTCCATACTCAATAACTTCACTACAAAATTTAGGTGTTAAAGCACTTTTAAAGTAATAATAATAATTATCTAAAACCATAAAACATTCTAGTATTTCTCATGTATGTATAACTACATACAGAAAAAAAACTAAACTGTCAAATCTATCAAAACCCAGATTTGATTTTCTTCATCCCATTGATATATTTTTTGTAAACTATCTTCAGGACTTAATGTTGGAGCATCTCCGATAGGAGACTGCCATCTTGCTTCTTGAATATTTTTAATCCAAGAAGGATAAGGTTTTGGTTTTATAAAAATTTTGTTTTCTACATCCCAAACATATCCAATACCAGGAAAATTTCCCCTTAAAGGATTTCCTCCTTTTATATGTTTTCCTTGAAATGTATTATATGAACACTGTAGCCATAAATGAGCAGGCCAATGAATGTGTTTTTCTAAATATTTTTGACCTATAGATTCATTAAGTTGATTATTTGAATCTAACATATTTTTATCATCTAAAGTTGTAACGTAGATGACTTCATTTTGTTCTGATATTTTTGCAAAATGTGCCATATTATTGATATTTATACCTTATTACTACAACGCCTGATCCACCACTGAATACAGCAGGGGAAGGCGAATTATTTGAAGGGCCGCCACCGCTTCCTCCTCCACTATTTACAACACCAGCTACACTTGGCCCAGGATTATTAAAACCACCGTCACCTCCGCCTCCAGCTCCTCCACTTGCTGTTGAACAAGTAGGATTATTTGTAGCCGCTGCTCCACCCCCTGAAAAAGCACCTGCGTCACCTACTGATGGTGGTGCTATTCCTGTAGAAGCACCAGCTCCTCCAGTTCTTCCAGAAGCCGCAGCTGTTGCTCCACCTCCAGCTCCTCCAACACCGATATTGTTTCCAGGTTGAGAAGAAGCTCCAGCTGAACCTGGGTTTCCTTGTGGTGGTGATGTGGGTGGTGTATTTCCTGTTCCACCTGCTCCATTTTGATTAAAACCTACACTAGATCCTCCGCCTCCAGAACCACCATTTTTTCCAGTGACTTCTGGTACACTTGGTAAAAACCACGCAGCTCCTGCACCACCTCCTGCTGAAGTTATAGATGAAAAAACTGATGGATTACCATTAACTGTTTCTGCTCCTCCTGCTCCGACAGTGACTGTAAAATTTCCTCCTGTACCAACATTTATTCCTGTTGAAGTAGCTAAAGGTGAAGCTGTCCAAGGTGCAGTGGGTTGTTTAGATTCTCTAAAACCTCCGCCTCCGCCTCCGCCAGAGTAATTTCCTCCTCCGCCTCCGCCTCCTCCAGCAACAACTAAATAATCTACTATTGCGTTGCAAGGATTACTTACTTTGGCGTTTACTGCGAATGTTCCAGAACCTGTAAATGTATGAATTTTATAATCTCCGCAAGTTGTAACACAACCGCCTGTTGCACAAATAAACTCAGTAGGTGCCCTTCCTCCTGAAAAACCAAAACCTCTTGCTGATCCCGCTCCTCTTGAACCTAATATAGGCATCTTTCTATAATCCTCCTATTATGCAAATTGTGTTTGTGATGCTAAAACTGTAAATGTTGCACTTCCTGTTTTTATAATTGTATATGAATAAACGTCAAGGGAATTAATATTTCCTCCAGTAGGTGCTGAACCACCTTGCCATTCTGGCGTAACTGCTCCACCATCAATTGTAACTGCTGAATTGTAGTAAGCCGTTCCACCTTGTTTTACTATATGTGCTATTGTTAAAGACTCACCTGTATCCATAATCGAATCTAATGAATTAGAACCATCACCTCTGATATTTAATGTCCAGTTTCCTGAAGCATCTGTAGTGTAATTTAATACTGCTTGAGTAATAACATCATAGTTAACAGTTCCTGTTGCTGCGGTAGCTGAGTTAGTTATTTTTTCTGCTACTTGTTGAATTTTACCTGCACCATTAAATGTTACTCTTCCAATACCTTTTGGAGTTAAATTAAAATCAACATTAGTATCACCACCTGTAGCTGATATCGCTGGAGCATTACCAGTTGCAGCGTTAGTTACAGTAATCTCATTGACTGCTGAAGCAGTTGTAGCAAATTTAATTTGCTCTAAACCATTTTCATCTCCAATAAAGTTTCCATTATCAATTAAAATATTGTTTCCGTTAGCATCTAAGTTACCACCTAATTGAGGTGTAGTATCTTCAACAACATCTCTTAAGAAAAATACATCCACAACATTTGTACCATCAGAATAAACCAATACAGTTTTTCCTACAGGAATAGTTACACCTGTTCCTGATACTGTTTTAATTGTTAAAGTATATCCTGCTCTAGTTGTAGAATCTGCAACGATATAAGTTTTTTCAATTCCGTCTGGGACATTAACATTTCTGTTTGCTGCTAAAGTTCCTGTTAAGTTCAACACCATGTTTCTAGCATTAGAAATAGTAGCGTTTGTCATAGCTAACGTTACATCTGCTGATGCAACATCGATAGCTTCATAACCTGCAATAGCCTGTTGAATTAAGTTTAAATTTGTATTTGTTTTATCGCCCCATGTACCAGAGTTTTCCCCTGTTACCATTAGTTCGAGTTTTAAATCTGTAGAATAACTTGATGCCATATATAACTCCTAATATTTAATAATTTTAATCTTAAGCTGCCGCCTTGTCAACAACTGACCAAGTAGTAGTTGAATTAGGTTGTATAACAGCCCATGCGTTTATACCCATTGTACCAGTAGTTGTAGTCGCTGTCACGCCTGTAGGTGTAACTAATTGACTAATTCCTGCAAGAACATCTGCTAATTCTGTAGTTAATTGTTGTCCTGTAGGTATTACTGAAACGTTTGTAAATGCGTTTTCATCACCTTGGAATATATCTGCTGATACTCCAGAAAGTGTTATATTAGCGTCTCCTGTTACAGTTTCATTTCCAATAGTCCAATCTAATTGCTCTCCTGTTACAAGAACCTCAATGGAAGGTGTTAATACAGCATCTGCTCCTATTGCTATATCTGTACCAACGGATTGACCCCATTCTCCATCTCCCCAAGCCGTTGCTCCCCAAGGTTGTGCTGAAGCTGTGGTTACTTGTACTTCTACAACTTCTCCACCAAAAGCATTACCTAATGAAGATGTTATTTCTATACCTGAATCAATGACAACAGGTATGTCTGCTTGACCAACTGAAGTAGTTGATTGCGATCCTGTAAGAGTTACCGATCCATCTCCTTGTGCTAAAACAGATGCGTTTCCTAATAAAGTTATACCATCACCAACACCCCATAAAGCATTACCCCAAGCTTCATTACCCCAAGGATCATTAGAAGGTGAAGTTACTTGTACTTCATTTACTTCTCCACCAAAAGCATCTCCTACTGTTGAAGTAGATTCAGAACCTGTTGATATTACTTCTGCAGAAGCCCCTGCAACCGCATTACCAGTTCCAGTATTCATTCCAATGTCAGGTGAAGTTGTATCTATTTGTATATCAACACTAACAGTTAAGTCTGCAGAGCCTTGATCCGTATCCATTCCAGATATTTGACCCCACTCCGCATCACCCCAAACATCTTCTCCCCATGGAGTTTTTTTACCAGGTGTTGTTACTTGAACAGAAATATCTTCGTAATCTCGGTTCCAAGGTAATGAACCCCAAGTTAATCTTCCCCAACCTTCGTTATTGAATGCGTCTGCTGATCCTAGTGTTGTACTAGTAGACTGGTCGCCACCATAAGTTTGAGAACCCCATTCTGAGGTTCCATATGCTGTGAGGCCAGCTGACGATACCTGTACTGTAATATCTGCCACCTGGCCCCCCTTTTAAATTATGCGATTCTTAATATAGCCGCTGCCGATGTAAATGCTGGAAATTGAATTGTAAAAGTTCCACTAGTTGCAGTTTTATCAGATCCAAAATCTAACACACATACTGCTTTGTTAGCATCGCTTGTATTATAAATTAAAGCTCCTCTAGCTGTTAGAGTAACTCCTGTAAAAGATAAATCTGCGAAATCAACAATTGCTACACCTGTGTCTAAAGATGTTTGTTGAGATTGAAGAGCTCCTCCACCTGCAACATATTCACCAGAATCAGGTACTTCACTTGTTGCTGTGTAAGCTGTTGTAGCTGCTGATAAGTTAGCGGCTGATGTATATAGTGCTAATTTAAAAACGTCTCCACCACTTTCAAATTGGTGTTGACCTTCTAAAATTTGTTGTTTGAATGAATTACAAACTGCTTGTTGTATTGCCATAATAATAACTCCTTAAAAATTAATTTTTATTTTACTGCATTTGACCAGGAGATGGAGCAGGCACGACTATTCGTGGCGTTCCG